CGATGTTCTCAGGCTGAACTACCCAGATGTCGAGCAGGCTGATCAGCGCGTCAGCGCCATCCCAGACGGCATGAGCGCCGATCACATCCTGCCCGTAGGGATGCTTAAACGATGGATAGACCTTCACTCCGTTAATATTTAAAACGCCGGATTGAACGCCGTAGAATGCGGTGATCGAGATGCCCCCGTCTAACAGCTTTGCCAGACGCGGCACGAACGTTTTAGTTTGATTCCCATAGCCTGTTGCTGCTGCGGGTGAATTTGAAAACCAGTTAATTCTCATATTGTTTCAGAGCCCTCCGAGCTCGCGCTCCGCTAAGGGCGGGAAAGCGGTGGAGCATGCCGCTTGTCAGTGTTAACTCCCTATTCCCGCCCATTGGGTTATCGTTCCTACGAGGTTGTGCCCTTGAGCTGCACGCCATAGATCGGGAGGTAAGTTCCGAACCCGTAGACCATCGAGGCGTTGAGCTCCCACGCGCCGACGCCGGCCATCGATGCGTCCCATTGCGGGTTGATCGTGAACGGCTGGCGCATGTCGAGAGCAATTGCAGGCTTGCTGAACATCGCGGAAACTGCGGCTGTGCCAGCGGCAATATTCGCATCCACAAAGAAGTCCATATTGTCGAGGCTCGCCTGATAGAAGCCGCTCATAAAGCGGTTCTTAATCTCCTCACTCTGCATCAGGGTGGGCACGCCGGACGAGGCGCTGGTAAGGTGATACCAGTGCATCGGGTGCAAGACGACGGCGTAGCGGCCATAAATCTTGTTGGTGCGCATGATTGCCTGAGCATTGAAGATGTTCGCCCATGTGAGCGTGCCTCCCGCTGTGCCGATAGTGCCGCCAGTCAGGTATGGGAAGCGTCCAGCGAGGTTGGTGTCAATATGCGCTGCCGCTGTTTCGCCGAGATATTGCCCAGCGTCGCGCTGCGCCCCTGCTGGGTCACTCTTAATGCGGTTAACATTCAGTGTGATCTGCTGCCCGTAGGTTGCTGGGATGATTGTCCCGCCTGCGGAAGCCGAGAATGTTTGCGCACTCATATCCGCAGTGCCGGCGATTGAGGCGAAAGTGCCGCCGCTGTATTCACCGTACACGCGTGGGGCGAGCCCCTGCTTGTCATTAAAAACGGTCACCAGCTGCGCGATCACATTACCTTCCTGCGCTTTCAAAATCGCAAGCTCATAGACGTTAGCAACAAGCGTTTTGATGTCGTCATAAGTTGATACTGCCATTAGTTAATCTCCTATTGTTGCGGGGTTTCTGTACCCCAGTTGATACCGCCACCCTTCCAAATTTCGGTATTCCCGCCCATGAGACGCTCCATCTTCTGAGCATAGGTCTCCTCTTTCGATGCCTTATCTCCCGGGTTGGTTGTGCCGGTGTTGGGTGCGGTTTTTGTTTTGGGCAGCAATTCGAGGATCGCCTTTGCATCCTCTTCCATTTCTTCGGGCGTCTCGCCTTTCAGACGGTCAGAAAGCGCGGCAGGTATTCCTGCTTTTGCCGCTGCCTCTATTTGCATTGTGCGGACTGTTTTGGCTTTTAGTTCGCTTTGCAAGCGGTTATTTTCTGCTTTCAGCCGTTCTGTCTCTGACATTTCAGCCTGCTTGCGTTCTTCTTCCGCCTTGCGTAAGCGTTCCAGTTCAGCCTCCGACTTTTTCAGTCCTTTGATTTCACCGCGCAGTTTTTGGATTAGCTCCATAGCCCGCGCTTCGTCAAACTTCTCATCGGGTTTGACTTGGGGTTCCTCTGCCTGAGAACTCTGTTCATCAGTGTCGAGCATCTCGCTCTTTTGGTCTTCCATTTTTTCCTCCATTTAGCCTTCTATTAATTCTGACAGCGGCACTCGGCTCAGCATCTCACCGAACACGTCATCGTGCCGCCTGCCAGCTAATTCCGAAAATTTAAATTTGCCATCCTTCCACGCCTGCCATGCACCCTGCCCAAGAACCTGTCTTTGCTGAGCTTCAGCCAGCTGAGAGAACCACTCCTCGCCAGTCTGATACACGTCGTCGTATCCCTTCACAATCGGCAAAGAAGTGCACCGGCAGTTGTAGTGACTGTCCATTCGTTCGTCCAGCGAGTGTTTAGTGCCGTGCATCGCAAGACAGGCAACACAGGTGGTGCTATCCAAAGCCGCGTGCCATACCCAGCCTTCGACAATATCTGAGTTTGCGAGATAAACCGACCGGCTCGCCTCGCGAGAAGCGTAGAGCATGGTCGTTCTGGTCATGCGCATCGCGTCTGTCAGTCCTCCACCCATGATCGTTTGAAGTGTGCGCGCCACCTTAATTGGGCTGTACCCAAGAGCCTCACCCTCGAGCAGTGCGTCAGCCAGTTTCATTGCGTGCGTTTTGCTCAGCATCTCAAGCCTGTCCCAAAGCGGCGAACCCTCTTGCAGGTATCCGAGCATGGCAACAAAGGTGTTAGCCGGCAGTGACTTAGGTAGCGAATAGCCCAGCGAACCGAGATACTTTTGAGTCATCCGCAAAGCCAGATCAGCGTTCTTCTCAGCGCCGGCACGAATCTCAAACTCGACATATGCCGAGTATTTCGACAGCTCAGCCTCCACCGCCTTTAACAGGTTTCGGTATTGCGCCAGCCGGAACACCTGCCCCTTCGTTGGGCTCTCGAGCTTAGAGAGCGCCAACAGGTAGGCATCCAGCTTGTCGGTCAGCCCGTCATAGAGCACTTTGTAAGTACGCGCCAGCCGACCGAGTGCCTCAACGTCGTTGCGCCGCAGTGCTTTCATGAACTGATCCGCAAAGTCTGTGATAGTCGGCATCACTCACCCTGTCCAAACTGGCGCAGCAAAGCCGCGCCGATATTGTCAGTCGCCAGCCGTTCGTCAGCGATGCGCTGTTCCTCGTCAGCCCACGTATAACCCCTGCGGCCAGAGGCGGTCTGCTTGCTTACCAGCCCGAGCTCGAGATCGTTTCTGATTGCCTGCGAAACCTCATTCTCGTTTTCTGGCATCACATCTGGCCAGTCAATCTCGCCTCCATCCGTGTTGGCTGCGCCAGACAGAACCAACAGCCGGTGGTTGATTTCGATGATCGCCTCGCCGTACAATCCGCGCTTCTCTTCGAGCTTTCCTAACGCGTCCTGATAGAGCACACGCAACCCAAAGTTAGTCAGACTTCCAATCTTGTCTGCCATTGAGTCAATGTCCACCGCGCGGCTCACATCAAACAAAGCCTGCCGTAGATAGCGGATGAAATCCATGCTCGAACCCAAGTCGGATTGCATTTCGAGGTTCTGGACTAAAGCGTTTGGGTCATCCGATATTACCATTTCATCAGCCCCCCAAGACACCTTTTCCTGTTTTAAGAAGCCCCGCGCCCATGTCTTAGGATGCGCGTGGTATTTGATAGTCTTCGCTGTGTTGCTCGAAACGAAATTGATCTTGTTCTGAAGGTCGATCAGGTCTTCGGTGATGTCAGGGCGTCCGTAGGGGCTGCCTGGCTCAGGTAAGTTTTGCCATGAGATGATCGGCGCAAAGTCAAACTCCCACATCGATTCATCCACCTTGTCCCAGCGTGAGCCGGTGCTGACATAATCAACAACAGACCAGTAACTGCTGTCTGCGTCATGCTCTATTACCTGCTTGATTGCCTTTTCTTTTTTTGTAATCGGGTCGGTGATTGTATAAGCAATCGTGTAGCGGATCACCGTGTCCACATCCTCGGGCAGCGTGTCCATTGTCACCCATGACGGATCAAGTGCAACCAGCCTGGGAACGACTGCGCCGGTCTTATCGATTGCCCCGTTTGGCAAAATTTTAATGTAGCAAGTGCCTGATTCTGCTCCGTACATCGCCGCCTGTTTCAGCAGGTTCATTTTGCGATTGGCCGCCCAAACGCCGTCGATATAAACCTGCTCTGCAGAGTCAGACTCACCCGGCAGGTCGAAGATGGGCTCTTTGCCAAACAAATTGGCTATGCTGCGGTCAGTCAGCAGCCCGATAAAGTTGATAACGATCGCGTCATCCGGTGTCTTGATCGGCGGCTTGTGCTTGCCGCGACGGTACTCACGGGCGACATTCAACACCTCAGAGCGTTTAGCCCAGTCAGAACCAAGCAGGGGTTCCAAAAGCCAGTTCCTAAAATTGTTCAACAA